GTAGAAGTGGAAGCGTTACGTCCAGCGTTTGAGGAGACAGTAGGGAACGGAAAGTTCTACACCTACGACCACTTCGGAAGTATGGACAGTGACAACCTACTATCCAAGATTCGTTATCTGATAAAAGGTTTTGATTGTAAGTGGATATTCTTGGATCACCTGTCGATTGTTATATCGGGTATAGCAGGTGACGACGAACGACGGTTGATTGATAACACGATGACCAAGCTTAGGAGTCTTGTTGAAGAGACAGGATGTGGGATGATACTTGTGTCTCACTTGAAGCGTGTGGATAGTGGACACGAAGAGGGAGGACGAGTAAGTCTGCATCATCTGCGTGGTAGTCAGGCTATAGCACAGCTATCGGACATGGTGATAGGGTTAGAACGAAACCAACAAGCCGACCAAACAAGTAATGAAACAAGAGTAAGAGTCCTGAAGAATCGTTTTAGTGGAGAGACAGGTCACTGTTTAACACTTCACTACGACCACGACACAGGACGATACACAGAGGACAGTAATGTCTTCGAAGATAAAACTAACAACCCATTCTAAAATTATGAAAACACTATTCTTTGATATAGAAACAAATGCTATTGAGGACTGGTCGAACCTGAGTGACTTACATACGGTTCACTGCCTGAGCATCTACGATCCGACCACACCCAAGATGATTACGTATCACGGTGCTGGTATACAGAACGGACTACAGGAGTTAGCGAAAGCAGACCGTATCGTTGGTCATAATATAATAGGCTTTGATCTACCTGCATTAAGCAAGATGTACAGCTTCCATCCACCGTTGATTAAAGTATTGGACACGATGGTCATGGCTAAGTGTATAGTAGCAGATGTACGCAACGACGACTTCTTACGGAACAAGTTTGATAAAAGTTTAGTAGGTAGTCACTCGTTGAAAGCTTGGGGACTACGGCTGAACAAGTTGACTAAGCTATCATACGGTGAGGAAGACGGAGCGTTTGATAGTTACAACGATGAGATGAGGAAGTACTGTGAACGTGATACAATTGTAACACAAATCCTATATGACTATCTGATGAGTGGTAATCCTAGAGGTGAGATGTTAGCGATAGAACACTGGTTTGCTTTTATCATGCGACTACAAGAGAAGAAAGGGTTTGCGTTTGATATAGAGAAAGCAGAGAAGTTAGAGCTGAAGCTTGCCAGTAAACGTGCTGAGTTATTAGACAGACTACAGAAAGAGTTCCCTGCCAAGACAGAGGAGATGAAGAGTCCAGCAGGTTGGGAAGTCGAAGGATACACAGCACCCACTAAGGCAAAGTTAAAGTTGATACTTAAAGATGCTGGACTGAAGCAGACATTAGTAAAGGATGCAGTCAAGACAGGTAACAAGACTAAGACGATACTGTTCAATCCCGGTAGTCGTAAGCAGATAGCCGAGCGTTTGTTAGACTTAGGATATGAACTACCAGTAGAGTCAGACGCAACAACACCCAAGGTAGATGAAGCAGTACTGCGTAGTATTGAACATCCGTTTGCTGAAGTGTTATGTGATTACTTGTTGGTTACTAAGAGGTTAGGACAACTAGCAGAGGGTAATCAGGCGTGGTTGAAGTTGGAAAAGAACGGACGGATACACGGACGAGTAAACACAAACGGTGCAGTCACTGGTCGTTGTACTCATCAGAATCCTAATGTCGCACAAGTACCTGCTTGCCGTGCTGAATACGGAGAGGAGTGTCGTGAGTTGTTCAGGGCAGGAGATGGATACAGATTGGTAGGATGTGATGCAGCAGGACTAGAACTACGGATGCTTGCACACTACCTAGCTTTCTATGATGGAGGTGCGTACGCTAAGACTGTTATAGAGGGAGACATACACTCACTGAATCAGGAGGCAGCAGGATTGGAGACAAGAGACCAAGCTAAGACATTTATCTATGCATTCTTGTACGGAGCAGGTGACGCTAAGATTGGTGAGATCGTGGGTGGTAGTGCTAGAGAAGGACAGATGTTGAAGCGTAAGTTCCTTAGCAATCTACCAGCACTACGTAAGTTACAGGACGCAGTACAACGCAAGGTAACAAATGGTGGTAAGCTGATGGGATTAGATGGTCGTATACTTCCTGTTCGTTCTTCACACGCTGCATTGAATATGTTGTTACAGTCAGCAGGTGCAGTGACGATGAAGGTAGCACTCGTACAATTGTTTCATCGACTCAATGCTATGAAGTGGCAGCACGGTAGGGAGTATTCGTTTGTTGCTAATGTACACGACGAGTTCCAAGCAGAGGTCTTACCTGATAAAGCTAGTGTGTTTGGGGAGTTAGCAGTTGATGCAATACGACGAGCAGGTAAAGAGTTAAAACTAAACGTCTTGTTGGACGGTGAAGCAAAAGTGGGGATGTCGTGGAAGGAAACACATTAGAGCTTGCCTATGATTGGCACTTGAAGGTTGCAGAATTATACGATACTGTTGACCTTACCTTACCCATGCCGTCCTCCAAAGCTCAACGAATCGGAGCAATAGCCGAGTCAAAGTTTCAAACGGAATGTTTAGAGCGTGACTTTGAACCGCATCTACCAACGACACCTATGCCGTGGGACTTTATAGTTACTTGCCCGGCAGGTTCGTTAAAGGTGCAAGTTAAATCAACAAGTACTAGAGACGGACAATGTTATAACGTCGTAACGTCAAGCGGATGTAAAGGTAAAACAACAATAGGTCACGATGTAGATGTAGTCGCTTGTTATGTATCACCTGAAAAGATGTGGTGGATGATACCACGTAGTGAGTTGGGCGGTAAGACGATCAAGCTGAACCCTGAACCAACAAGTAAAAGCCGATACAAAAAATACCAAGAGAACTGGAGTATATATTATGAGTAAAAAGAAAACAACACTACTGATTGACGCTGACGTGTTAGCGTTTGAAGCAGCAGTAGTAGCCGAGGAATCAATTGAATGGAAGGAGGAGATGTGGACGGTACACGCTGATATGGCACTGGCAAAAGCTCGTGTTGTTAATCGTGTTGAAGAGTTCAAGGAAAAGTTGCAAGCCAACGACGTCGTCATGTGCTTGTCTGACCGTGCGAACTTTCGTCGTAAATTAAATCCTGACTATAAATCAAACAGATCAAAAGCAAGACTACCTATAATACTAAGACAAGTTAAGCAGTGGATAATAGACGAACTCGACGGACAGTTGTGGTCAACGTTAGAAGCAGATGACATCATATCAATTCTTGCAACGGACAAAGAGATGGATGAAGAAACGATTGTTGTCAGTATCGACAAAGACTTCCAAAGTGTACCGGGCATCTATTACGACTACAACAAAGACGAAACACATCACGTCAGTGAAGAAGAAGCGGACAACTTCCACCTGATGCAGACACTGACAGGAGATGCTACAGATGGATACAGTGGTGTACCTAAAGTCGGAGCTGTAACTGCTAAACGTTTGCTAGATAAACAAGGGTATGACTGGGACGTTGTAGTAAAGTGCTACGAAGATGCAGGGATGACGGAACACGATGCTTTGATGAATGCATGGATGGCACGACTACTACGAGCAGATAACTACAGCTTTAGAACAAACAGAATAAAGAAACTATGGACACCGAGAAACTACCAAACCAAGGATATACTAAAGATTTCACCACAGGTGCTAGACGTGACGGGGACATTGGACGTGGACGACCCAGCCTTATACCTCCAATCGCCTTACGCAGTCTCGCCAAAAGATTTGAAGATGGCGGTAAACTTTACGGAGACAACAACTGGAGAAAAGGTTTCCCGTTAAGTAGATTATATGATTCGATGTTTAGACATTTGTTGGGGTTGGCTGAGGGGGATGAGTCTGAAGACCATGCGGGTGCTATACTGTGGAATGCGTCAGCTTGGATATGGACGAAAGATCAAATAAACAACGGTAATTTACCAATGGAACTAAATGATATAGAGAATGATGACAACTGACGAAATAGTATTACCAGCACTTAGTAAAGATTTGATAGATAAGCTTGACAAGCTGTACCCGGATAAATGTCCCCTCTTGACAGACGACGACAGAATGATATGGTATAAGTCAGGACAACGTAGTGTAATTAATTATTTACAACAGATATACGACGAACAACTTCAAGATAATATCATAACCAAACAATAGTCATGTGTTTCAGCTCACCTAAGATGCCACCTCCACCGCCACCCCCAGCACCGCCACCTCCTCCGCTTCCTACTGCGGAACGTGCTGTAACTCAACGAGCTGCACAAACTGCCACTAAGAAACGTCGTGGTACTCAGCAGTTGACCGTTCGTCGTCCTAGTGTTGGAATGGGTGGAGCAGCAGGTCAGACTGGTGTACAACTTTCACAATAATAAAATTAAGCAATAATATAATATGAGCCTTCGCACACTAGATAAAAAGACACTACTCTCAGATGCTACATCAGCAGGGGCGGGTAGTTCATTCGGGTCTGAGCGTACTAAGGGATATACATTTGTTATCTCCACCACGGTCAGCGGTACAGCAACCATAGCCATTCAAGCATACATAGGTGGTGGATGGAGAACGATTCACTCTGAAGATGTAACAACTGATGGAGACGTAATGATTCGTGACGATCACGGACACTACGAAAAGATCAGAGCTAACATCACAGCTTACACCAGCGGTACACATAGTGTGTTCTCTACTGGTACAGTTGATTCCCTATAATGGGACTGACATTTACATCAGACGCACGTCCTCCTAGCGGTACACAGCTTCTGCCTAACAGATTCCTACGTCCTGCGTTTGGTGAGTTGTACGGTTTTGATGCAGATGCTGATTCAGGAGGCGTAACTCCACCCGCTATAGACGGAGCGTTAACAACAGAACTAGCTGAACCATTAACAGCAGAGAATGGAGACATATTAATATTTGAACCCGCATAAAAATGGCTAATAAAAAATTTACAGAACTTACAGACCTACCGAGTCCCGCAGGAGCCGACATAATGGCAATCGTTGACGATGTCGCAGGAACACCCACAACAAAGAAAGTAACAGCTACGAACCTGATGACCCTTGCTCCTGTGCAAAGCGTTAACACAGCATCAGCGACGCTTCCACCACCAACAAGTTTGTTACAGCTTCTGACATTACAAACCTTGGAAACCTAAGCGGTACGAACACAGGCGACCAAGACCTTAGCAGCTACTTACAAAGCGTTTCAGCAGGAGATTTGACAGACGGAAACTTTGACGGTACGGCTATCTTAGGATTTGATGCATCCATCAATGACCAAACAGGAACTGCATACACGCTTCTATCTAGTGACAACGGAAAAGTAGTAGTGTTGGACAATGCCTTAGCAATTACAGTCACAGTACCAAGCGGTTTAGGAGCAGGATTCAATTGTTCGTTCGTACAAAAAGGAGCAGGACAAGTTAGCTTTAGTGCTTCTAGTACTACAATAAACAACAGACAGTCGCACACTAAGATTAACGCTCAGTACGGAGTAGCTAGTTTATTAGCATACGCTGCTGACACATTCGTCTTAGCCGGAGACACAGCTTCCTAAGATGACTTTTATTCTTCCAAGTATTGGTAGCGGAATAATTGCTAGTCCTATTGCTACTGCTGCTCCTGCATGGAATGGTAATACCTACTCTGTGGATCTTGACGGCACGGATGAAGCAGTAGAAACCACTTATTCTCCTACAGTAGGCTCGACAGCATTTACGGCTACTATGTGGATAAAGTCCTCAAATACCACTACCAACCAAGGTTTTATTTCTAATCTCTCATCATCAAGTGTTCACAACTTAGCGGTTCTTTCCCCCGCATCTACATACTCATTTTTTGTAATTATTAATAACGGATCAACTCAATCAGTCATAAACGGCATTGGTGGTACTAATTCAACCCTAGATATTCGTGATGGTAATTGGCATCATCTCGCAATCACTGTTAATGGTACTTCTGTTAAAATTTACAAAGACGGAGGGGACGCTGCAATCAACACATCAAACCCCACTAACACCCAAGGCACTCCGTTTGGCACATGGACTTCGGGGACTTCTTATATCGGTAAAGCTCAGAATTTTTGGTTCGGAACTAATGGTTCGTTATCTTACAGTAGTGGTAATCGTTACTACCTAGACGGCAATATAGATGAAGCAGCGGTGTGGGAATCAGAATTAAGTGGTTCAGACATCTCAGCTATTTACAACTCAGGACTTCCAAATGATATATCATCTTATTCCCCTGTAGGTTGGTGGCGTATGGGAGATAACGACTCAGGAACAGGAACTACAGTTACCGATCAAGGTAGTGGTGGTAATGACGCAACGCTTGATAATGGAGCGTCTTTTTCAACGATTGTGCCTACTTACAGTACCTACTCCGTAGAGTTTGACGGTAGTAATGATTATGTTGAAGTAGGAAATGTAAGCGGTCTTAGCGGAACATCTTTCTCAATCAGTGCTTGGTTTTACTTAACAGCTGGTCCTAGTGGAGAAGGTATATTTGGAGCAGGTAGTTCTCCATCGGATAGAATTTGGTTACAGGTATTAGATAGTGATACAATTAGATTTGGAAGCATTGGTAATATTAACACCTTTGATTTAGCTAGCGGTACATTTTCTTTAAATACTTGGTATCATGTTGTCGGTGTTATAGACGGCACAAGCAAAGAAGTATTTATCAATGGTAGTTCTCTCGGTACAACTACAGTGTCAAGCCTTTCAGGTACTAACGGCAACAATGTAAGAATAGGTTCTTTACCTTCTCAGACTACTGCTTTTAATGCATTAAATCCATATCAAGGTATATTAGATGAAGTGGCTGTTTTTAATACTGCTTTATCATCAACCAATGTGTCTAGCATTTATAACAGCGGTGTACCTAACGATATATCTTCTTTAAATCCTGTCGGTTGGTGGAGAATGGGAGATAACGATGGG